AAACACGGATCAGAAGAAACCAAAGACTCAACACCGTACTAACCGAATCCTAGGAGACGGGCGCTGAAGCGAGAGTGGGGGCGCCCGTTTAAAAATTATGTTTGAAAAAATATTTAAAGGATTGGAACGTGCACATGGTGTTACTTATGTAGACAAAAAAGGTGTAGACGGTCAAAAAATAAAAGGTAAATCTTTTGTTCAAAGGCAAGATGTAACACAAAAAATGTGGGCTGATCATTTACAAGGTTCAGAGCCTAGTTTAGGTATTATTCCAATTAATGATGAAAACAACTGTAAATGGGGTTGTGTGGATATCGATTCTTATGCAGGTTTTGATCACAAAAAATTAATAAATAAGATAAAACATTTACAATTACCTTTACTAGTATTTAGATCTAAATCAGGTGGTGCTCATGTATTTTTATTTACAACAGTCCCTGTTGAAGCAAAATTAATGAGAGATAAACTTTTATCTATCAGCGCTGTATTAGGTTATGGGGGATCAGAAGTATTTCCAAAACAGGTAAAATTAAAATCACAAGAGGATACAGGAAACTTTCTTAACTTACCTTATTTTAATGGGGATGAAACAACAAGATATTGTTTTAATGATGAAGGTGAAGCTGTTAATTTAGAACGTTTTTATCTGTTATACGACTTATATAAACGTACTCCAGAACAGTTAGAACAATTACAAATAAAAAGACCAGAATCAGAATTTAATGATGGACCTCCTTGTTTAGAGTCAATGACACAAACAGATATTAAAGATGGTAGAGATAGAATACTTTATCAATATATACAGTATGCAAAAAGAAAGTGGCCAGAAAATTGGCAAGGGAAAATAAATGCATTTAATTATAAATATTTTGAAAAACATTCAGAAGGGCCATTAGAGGATAAAATAGTACAGGGTAAAATAAAATTTAATGATGGTAAAGATCTTGGTTTTAAATGTAATGAAGAACCGATGTGTAATCACTGCGATAAAAATTTATGTAGAACTAGAAAATTTGGTATAGGGGGTGAATCTGTTTTTCCATCATTAACTGATTTACAAAAAGTTTTATTAGATGAGCCATATTATTGGGTTAATGTTGATGGTGATAGAGTTAAATTAGATAATATAGATTATTTAATGGAACAAAGATTATTTAGAAGAACCGTTGCAAAGCAAATAAATAAAAAACCACCAAGGATAACAGTTAAAGAATTTGAAAAATATACAGATCAATTATTATCTGGTGTTGAAGAGGTAGAAGCGCCGCAAGGTTCATCTAAAATAGATCAATTAAGTAATCATTTAGAAGATTATTGTATTCAACGTTCAATAGGAACGATTACTAAACCAGATATTTTAAATGGAGCGGTATATAAAGAAGATAATAAACATGTATTTACTTTTCACAGATTTTTTCATGGACATTTAACTAAAAAGAAATGGAAAGATGACTATCAAGAAACACAACAAATGTTGAAAGAACATTGTGGTTGTGAAGAAGGTAGAATGATTATTGGTAAAAAGAAACCATCGGTTATGAAAGTTGCTGTATTTGATAAAGTTGAAGATCAATTTACTAAAAAGAAACTAAAAGAGGATGTACCATTCTAATGGCTAAGAGAGAAAAATATTCAATATTTGGTAGAGAACCGGATACAAAAAAAGGTTGTTATGAATTTATGCAAAAAAATAAAAAACAATGGGGAGTTGATTATTTTTTAAATGATGAAGAATTAAAACATATGAAAGATTTGATGAGTAATTACTATTATACACCATTAGATCAAGCTAAACCACTTGTTCAAGGTAAGTGGCAAGAAACAAAAGATAAAATAAAATTTATTTCTATACAATATGGACCTATTTTTTATGAACCTAGGTTTGAGTTTTACAATACCAATCCATATACTGTTGGCCTTTCTAAAATTGATATGATTACGGGAAAAAAAACAGAACAAGAGGAACATCAAATGTGGGATTTTTCTGTTGCTAGATGTATTTGTTTTGGTGGGAATGGTATGGTTCATGAAAGTTTACCTCCAAAACCAGCTGTCATTGATGCTTTAAGAAATTCTATAGCTGCCGATAAATTACAGTGGAAAAGAGATCAAGGTTACACTGCTAAGAATAATCAAAGAAAAGATGCTCACCACATTGATGGTAAAGAATTTAAAACAATTTATTTAAAATTTTTAAATACTATTCAAAAATCAGAAGAAGAGTTTATATCAATGTTATATCCTATACACGGTAATTTTGATACTGCAAAAATATCATATATTGGAATGATGAATAACGGAATAGGTTGGAACTTTAAAGAAGAAGACGACAAAATAAAAAAAGCTTGGGTTCAATTTCACAATAGAAACGCTAGCTATGAGTTGATTGATCCTGCTTCACACAGGTCAATAACATCAGAAGAAACAAAATTTAATACTGACATAAGGAATCTATTAAAATGAAAACAATTGTATTAGGACCACCAGGAACTGGAAAAACATGGACTCTTTTAAATAAAGTAGAAGATTATTTAAAAAATACTGATCCAGATAAAGTGGGTTATTTTGCATTTACTAGGAAAGCAGCTAATGAAGCTAAAGGGAGAGCGATGGAGAAATTTAATTTATCTGAAGATGACCTTCCATATTTTAGAACACTACATTCATTAGCATTTAGAAGATTAGGTATTAACAAAAATCAAGTAATGCAGAAAAGACATTATGAGGATTTAGGAAAAAAATTAAATTTGTTTATAGATTATAATGAATATGATGAAGAGGAGACAGGTATATTTACTACTAAAAGTGATTATTTAAGATTAATTCATTTAGCTAAACTAAGAGAAATTTCCCTAGAAAAACAATTTAAATTTGGTGAACATAACACAGAAGTTGATTATGATACCCTGGTACATTTATCTGAAGAACTTCAAAGATATAAAAAAGAATATGTTTTAATTGACTACAACGACATGATTTTAGATTTTGTAAAATCAGATAAGTCTCCAAAGTTTGATGTAGTATTTATAGATGAAGCACAAGATTTATCTATGATGCAATGGAGTATGGCAAAAAGTATTTGGAACAAAACACAAGATACTTTTATTGCTGGAGATGATGACCAAGCAATTTTTAGATGGGCTGGTGCAGACGTAGATTCATTCATTGCTCAAGAAGGTAAGTTGTTAAAATTAACTCAATCAGTTAGAATTCCTAAAGCAGTGCACGATTTTGCTTTAAATATTATTAAACGAGTTTCAAAGAGATTACATAAAAACTGGGCTCCTAGAGATTATCAACGGTCTCTTTCTTTTCACGATGAAGTAAAAGATTTAGATATGTCCGAAGGTAGATGGTTAATATTAAGTAGAACAAGATTTATGTTAAATGATATTGAAGAAGAACTACGAGAAAGAGGTTGGTATTTTGAAAATAGATTTAAAAAATCAGCTGAAAAAGATATTATAGAAGCAGCTACTGATTGGGAAAATGCTAGAAAAGGTGCTCCTCTAGCCTATCCTCAAATAGAAAAAATATATTCTAACATGACTTCTAAACATGTGAATAAAGAAGCATTAAAAGGAATGGCAAAAGAAAGTTTTTACACAATTCAAGTATTAAAAGATCAGTATGATTTAAAAACTGATGCTGTTTGGTATGAAGCATTTGATAATACCGATTTTAGAACTAAAAATTATATAAGAGGTCTTAGAAGAAATGGAGAAAATTTAAAACAATCACCCAGAATTAAACTATCAACAATACATAGTTATAAAGGGGGAGAAGAAGAGAATGTTGTGTTGTTGACAGACCTAACAACTAATACACATAAATCATATTTAAAAAACCCTGATGATGAAACCAGATTATTTTATGTAGGTGCAACAAGAACTAAAAGTAATTTACATATTATAAGACCTAAAGATGATTATAAAGCATACCCAATGGAGAATATATGACAAATAAAGACATGTTTAAAGGAACAAATTATAATTCCTTAGAAGAGCAGGTAGGTGGAAAACATTATCGCAAGATGAAAATTCAACCTGCAGAATTTATAAATGAAAACAAATTACTTTTTGCGGAAGGCAATGCAATTAAATATATTTGCAGGCATCAGTCAAAAGGAAAAGCACAAGACATTGAGAAGGCAATACACTATTTAGAAATGATACTTGAAAGGGATTATGATGCAGATACCTCTGTTTAAACCACAAACCGAATGGTTACCACCAGAAAATTTTCCAGACTTATCTAAGTATGATGAGATATCAATTGACTTAGAAACTAAAGACCCAGACCTAATGAAGATGGGGTCAG